GATAAGCACACAGTAGAGTACACATCCATTGATTACCACAGTATGTGTCAGCGGTCTAAGGACCGTATTAAGAAAATGCAGAAAGAAGGATTACCTACGTCCCATGATCCCAAAAAGAAACCAGAGGACGTAGGCAGTAACGACAGAGGTTACTCTATCTTCTTTTTGTCATAACTCACAGTTGTTCCCTGTGCAGGCCAGTTGTTGTGATCCTTCGGTCATGTCGCTGGCCTCCTCTATATCCCAAGATATATCCTTTGGGAAATCCTTAGCTAACTGGTTGTACGTCTTCTTGTCCACAGGTTCGTAAGGAGCCTGTTGGTACGTGTGGTCTGAGTAGGGCAGGAAGCTAATCCCTGACACCTTGTCAAACTTGTTGTACAACCACTGTCCTACCTCCAGAAACTCCTCATCACGGTAGTAGCAAGTCATAGATGGCTTGTGCTCACACCAGTAGTCCTGATATATCTCCCATAGTTCTAGCTGCTCCATAGCACCCATGTCTGAGGCTGTCACAGCGCCCTCAGGAGACGCGATAGGGAAGCTGAATACCTTGGTACTGGGGGACATTAGATCGTCCTCCACAGGCACACCAGCGGCCTCTAGGACACCGCAGAGAGGGTCACGACTGTCTGCACGTACTCGTCTAATATATTGATTAGAATAACGAGGATGTATCCCACTAGCACTATCAACCAACTGACTAACAGTGCCTGAAGGCTTAACTGCAGTAATTGCGGTAGACGGATTAATACCAAGTTTCTTAGCCCACGCCTCATTCGTGACGATAGCTTCATTACGCATCTCCGTAAGCCACTTCTTAAGTTTTGCACTGTCTTCCCTCCCACAGAGTAACGGGTGATCCATGATCCCTGTGAGGCTTACTCCCAGTAGCGCCTCTTCTTCTGTATTAGTCTTCCAGATGTTACGCAGATACCTGAAGTCTGTCAGCGTTGCTTGTAGAGTTCCAAGGATAGTCGCAACACGTACCTTTCGTTTGAGGCTTGCGAGTGTATCTTCTGGCCTGACAACAACTTCAGAGAGGTTGCAGAATTGATAGGGTCTGAGGATGATTTCTGAACACGGATTAGTTCCAAAATCAAAGGTAGCGTCTCGTCTGCCGTTCTTTGCAGCTTGTTTTTGACTTGCCACTCGACTAAAGACACCTCGTTCACCAGAGCGTGATTCATACAAACTTGTCCATTCGTTTAAGAAAGCCTCAAAATCAGGCTTCTCTGTGTAACAGGCTGAGTTATTCGCCAGTCCTCTCTGGGGTTCATCGACCCACCACTGACCGTGCTTACATCGACGGATTCTGTCGTCCGTCAGGTTACTCAGGCTAATCAGGGCTGATCTTCGGACTCCTCCGACGACAACGATTTGAGCAATCTTGCAGCAAAGATCGTGACATTCAATGGAGCTAAGTTTTCGTCCAGCAGCTTCCCGAAACAGGTCCACCGTGAATCGGAACAACTCGACGAGAGGTTCAGGGCCACTTGCACGACCTCCGAAAGTTTTGAGTGGGGCACCTGAAGGTCGTACTCTGCTAACGTCCCATCTGGGAACTTGACCTGTGTACAGCAGTGATACCAACTCCCTAAACGATTTCGCCCATCCGATCTTCGAATCCGCAACATTGATAACTGTATCTGTTTCATGGAACTCCTCCGCAACTTCTGGTAGCTTGCTTATGTACTGACGCTCGACACTGAAGCCCACTCCTGTGCCGCACAGCAGGACGTACATCAGTTCGTCAAAGGCCTTAGGGTGGTCAATAGGCAGGTAACTACAATTAAACCCTGCAACGTTGTCACGATCCAGAGCCTCTCCTGCAGTCATCAGTGCTCGCATAGATGGCATTACGTCGAGATCGTGAATAGATTTGAATATCTCTGATACATCAAAGTCGTTCAGAGCACCACGGTCTACCCAGAAGTTGATGTATCGGTTTACTGTTTCCTCCCAAGTCTCCCGACGTTGCTCCTCAGGTAAGTACCTTGCGTATCGTGACTTGTGTATGTACTGTTGGTATGCGTCCATTTATTCAGTTACTCCTAGAGTTTCATTGATAATAGCTTGTGCTGCCAGCTGTAGCAACATATACACCCCGTCAGGATACTGCTCATTAGACGCAACTTCAAACATTTCACCGTCTTCGTACATCACTACAACCACCTTTGGCTTCCTGCCTTCTTGTTCCTGTAGCGTAGCCTTTGCTGCAAACGCCGCCAGAAACTGAGCGGTTGTGATCTCCTGATCTTCTTCTGTTTTCTTCTGCCCAAACTTGCCTTCCACTACGCGCATCGTGCGTTTAGCGTCAGGGTCTATAGACGCTGTACCCATCCCCGGTTCTAACTCGTAGAGGTCTACTGTCTTGTCGTCATCATCCACTGACTAACTCCTTAATTAACCAGTCCAGATAGACACGAGCCTTACGTAAGTCCTCTAGTCCATTCTTGTACTCGTATCTCCAAAGATATTTAAGGCAGTTACCCTTGAGATACCCCTTAAACTCTTGCGGGTGCATAGACGCCTTGATTGCTTCGATGGCCTCTATAGCGCCCTTGTTGTAGTGATCGGGCTTTGTCACTGGATTATGAGTATCCTGAGGATGATACAGTTTTCCTGTGAACGTCTTTGATTTTACTTTGTCCCAATCTGCGGGTGCTGCATCGTCAATACTCATATCAGTTATCCAGAGGCAATGTTGTGTGAAGCTGCTTGGCGTACTCGTAGGCAGAGTCTGCTGAGTCAAACACCATCTTCTGTGTAAACCAGTCTCCCTCTTCGTCTCGTCCGTTTGCTTCTACCATAAAGCCGTTGTTATACCGATAGATTGCGATTGATTCGTTGATCTTAGCTAACGTACTCATAGTCTTCTTCCTCCAGTTCCTCTTGAAATTGATCTAGTTTCCTGATTAGTTTGTCCTCAAACCTGTCCAGTAATTCTTCAGCAGAGATTTGTAAAGCCTCCAGAAGATCGTCGGGGTCATAAAACCGCAAAATACGCTCCTTAATTTCTTCTAGTGTCAGAGACATAATCCACTAACTCCTTTAGTGTATCTATATTATACCATAGAATCTCGTGTTTGTCACACCATTCAGCCATAGTATTTTTGGTACTTTTACTCACTTTCTGATTTGGCTTCATTAGTACAAATATGAGTTCTTCCGTCTCTGAGAGGCAGTTATTGATCGCTTTATACTTTTGCGTATCTCCTGCTCTAAAGAATCCTTTGCACTCAATGTAGTAGGTTCTGCCGTTCCTTTCGTAAACAAAATCTGGCGTGTACTTCCGTTCAATCCTGTAGTCGATCTGACACGGTTCGTAGCTAAAGCCAAATGGTTGTAACTGCGTTGCGACATCTTTTTCAAACTCCGATCTGAAGTTACCCAGTTTGGATTTCCGTGACCTTCGGCTCATTTACTACCTCTGTTAAGTAGCGTGGCCCACTTGAGTACAGGAACGTTCTTACTCCGGGCCAGCAGGTATGCTTGTAGGGACAGTAGGAACAACCAACGGCGAGTTTTTGATTTCCACTTTTGCCATCTGGTACGGTTTCGTGACATACCTCTGGTGCCTCTGGTTGTTCCACTAGCTTTTTTACGCGTTCAATGTGCTCCTCTATGTCGTAAGAAATCTTGTCGTACACGGGAGCCTGTGTATCCTCAGTGTCGTACTTGAGGTACGTCAGATGCCCATTCTGCTTGTCCATCGCGAGCCAGCCAAACGATGTTTCGCCTTCGGAATGTGCATATCCTTTAATCTGAGCAACGTATCCAAACGGGTCATCAAAAGCCAGACTTCCGTCCTTGAATTTTTTAAACCCAAAAGAGGACACGCTCTTAACATCAGTGACAATGCCATCAATCTTGCAGTCCATAGACCCCGTAATACCCGCAACTTCACATTGCTTCTGTTCATCTGTAACCTCGTGTCCTGACAGTCTGGTGAGAAACAACAGCATCTCTTCGATAAGATGCCCGTACATAAATTTGACGTAGGTGTTAGGAGTCATCTCCTCTTGTACGTCTGGGTTGTTCACGACGTTCCACAGGAATCTGTCGTCGCGACCGATGTTAGACATCCGCAGCTTGCGACCGTCCCGCTTCTCAGTGAACAGGTTAGACATGAGTCGCTTGCAGTTTTCACCAAAGCGGTCTATCTCGTCGTACAGATCGACACCTTCTGGCACTTCCTTGGAAGCAACAACAGAGTAAATGTCGTCTATCAGTGTGTGTATTGATTTCATTTGTGTTGCTCCATTAGTTCAGAGATAGAGTCTCTGGCTTGTTCTGGTGTGCAATTAAACCACTCACCTTTACGGTCAAAAGACTTCTCCAGTAGAGCGTGTGCGTCTGATTCAGCAACTCGTCGGTCAGCGACAGACCAGCAGGTAAACAAGGAGTAGTCCCTGAAAGGTGACGATGTTTGATACCCATTGAGGCGGTCTTCTGAGTCCACAGCCATACCTACCTTGACCCACTCAGGGAAGCTGGGGTTGGTAATGATATATACCTGTCCCTCGCGGATTGTTTCGTACTTCGCAAGACTGCTAAAGGCCGCATCTTCAAACGTCTTGTAGCGTCCGGGCTTGTGCAGAGGATGCGATTTTGATATGTACTTTCCGTTCACAAACATTTTGGTTTGGTCACGCTTCCAAACAGCCTCAGGATTGTCTTTGTAGTACTTACCCTCACCTTTTCGATAGTTCATTATACTCTCCTTAGTGTGTGTCAGCCCAAGTTGTTCCCACTTTGTACTCTCCGTCGAGAGGACACCGGAGGTCGAATGATATGCCAGCCGCCTTGATGCACTCAACTGCGAGCCAGCCGTACTTCTCTGCTTGTTCTGTAGCCACCTCCGATTGTATTTCATCATGTACGTTCCCTATGAATTTGTAGTCGATGTTGTGCTGTGTTGCGTAGTCATCCAGAAGAACCAAAGCCTTCTTCATCACGATTGCACCAGCCGCCTGTAGCAGTGTGTTCAGTGCACTATGTTCTGATCTGACCCAGAGTTTTCTACCGTCGAGTCCGATGAGGTGGCCTTTCCTAGACGCCTGTCCAACTCGTTCTCGTAGAGCTTCAAGAGCAGGTGTGTTTCGTAGAAAGCGTGTCCTAAGCTGATTACCATCGCTTGCAGTTCCTCCGACGATGCTTCCAATCTTTGCGTCTCCTGCTCCGTAGAGGAAAGCATAGATGAAAGTCTTTGCCTGAGGCCTTGTTGCAAGTCCTGCAGCAACTTGATTTCTGGTGTGAATGTCTTCTCTAAGTAGGACATTAGTAAACTCCTCGTCTCCCATGTAGTGAGCCAGCATACGTAGTTCT